AACCTGGAAATATGACTCTAGGGGTTTATATAAAACATCTGGATGAGTTAGACATAGATATTAACTATGGTGATTATGTGGGTTATGCTGAAAAAGAAGATAAAATGAGGTATTATACCGTAACTAATGACGGTAGGGTTACATCGGATAATAAACATACCATAGGTGGATACAAGGCTTTCTATAGAACTATAACATGTGCTTACGTAAGTCCAAACGAATTTAAAGGAGTATAATGGCGTTACCAAAAAAAATAAAAAAGAATTTAAATATAGCTCCTGGACCAATACAACCAGAGTATCCAAATGGATATAATGGCACAATAACCCCAAACAGACGTAGAGAATTAGCGGAGTTGATAAATGAAGATGGTACATTTTTACCAAAGTCGGTATTGCACGCAGATATGGATAGGGGTATGTTAGACTTTGTACAAGAACAATTACAAACTACTACCAGTGGAGAAAAAATAAATGTTATAGATAGAATTTTAACATTACAAAGATGGGCTGAATTAGCACAAACATGGAAATTTTCTACCAAAGATAAAAATGTTGAGCTTCCGTTTATTGTGGTTGTAAGAAATCCTGACGTACAGTACGGAACTAATCCAGCATTACAATATACCATACCAGATAGAAGACAATTTCATTATGCTAAGGTACCTACTTGGGATGGTAATAGGAAAGGGTATGACGTTTATACTATACCACAACCAGTACCTGTGGATATTACTTATGATGTAAAAATAGTTTGTAATAGAATGAGAGAACTAAACACATTTAATAAGATAGTATTACAAAAATTCACATCTAGACAAGCATATACTTTTGTTAAAGGACATTACATCCCTATTGTGATGAATTCTATAGGTGACGAAAGTAAAATAGATACGGAAGAAAGAAGATACTACCAACAAAGTTACCAATTCCAACTACAAGGATTTTTATTAGATGAGGAAGAGTTTGAGGTTAAACCAGCTATTAGTAGAAGTTTAATTATGTTTGGTTTTGATGAAAAAAATAGGAAAAGGGAGAAGGGTCAACACGATTGTACTGAAACAGATGATGAAAATTGTATGGGAGCTAAAGATAAAGTTAGGACATTAATAACCTTCCCACCTAATGTGGTAATAAAACAAAAAGTTTATAAATACAAAACAGACGTGTCAGTTAGAAGGATTAATAATATAGATAGTTTTGAACTTAAAATTGGTAGTACTCCATTATCTACACAAAACGCTTTGATATCACCAAACGACACATTAACAATAGAGATAGTAAAAAGTGGAGCGGGACCATCCACTATGGTACTAGAGGAAAAACTAGTAAGGTAAATCACTCAAAATAAATACCCTTCTCTGGTTTACAATTATCCTTTATTAATTTCTCAACAAAATAAAACATCTTTAATCCATGTTTTTTACAATGGTTCTTTAATAACAAGTGTGTTTCCTCATTAATCTTAAGATTTTTAATTTTTGATTTTTTTTCTTTATGAGACATCTAGGAGGGTTGTTTTTGCCATAATTACCATATAGTATGAAAAAAGTATGAAAATATTCATATTAAATGCAATTTTAAAGGTTTTTGTATAAAACTTTTGATATTACCGGATGTATTTATAATAAAAAGAAAATAAAATTATTTTAAAAATTATAAAAAATGGCAGACGGTAAAGTATTTGTTTCTCCAGGTGTTTATACATCAGAGAAAGATTTAACATTTGTAGCACAAAGTGTAGGTGTTACGACACTAGGTTTAGTAGGTGAGGCTTTAAAAGGACCCGCTTTTGAACCTATATTCATTCAATCATACGACGATTTCGTAACTAGATTTGGTGGTACATCACCAACAACTTATGTGGATTCACAAATTCCTAAGTATGAGTTGGGATATATAGCGAAATCATATCTTAGTCAATCAAACCAGTTATTTGTAACAAGAGTACTGGGTCTTAGTGGTTATGATGCTGGTCCTTCATGGTCAGTAATGACAATAGGAGAATTAGACGCTAGTACGTTTACAGGCGCTACAACAGCAGCCACATCTGGTGATACTTTTAATGGTGGTAATACAAGTGTGTTCCCATTCTATGTACCTTTAACGGGTGCTGGAGATACTGTTGGTCAACACGCATTTAGTAATTTAGGTATGACAACAGACTTCTTCGCTGGATTACCATATGAAATCACAAAACATTTTACCAAAGGAACTGCAGCCTTAACAGATTGTACTTATAACGACGATTGTCAAATAGTATATAGTACAAGTGGTGGTACACTACCAACACTTAAGGATGATGTGATGAAATACTTTAGTACTAGTTTAACTAGTGCGGTTGCTACATTAACTTCAGGAAATTACTGGAATGGATGTCCTATGAGTGGAGGTACTAATAATGGTGCTGTATTCCAGTACGGTTATATACCAAACTATATGACACAAGCTGCAACAGCGACAACTTTCCATACACTATCAGCTACTGGAACAACACAAGTATATAATAGGTTGGGTACGGTAGGTCTTAATGACGATTATAGAAATGATTCTTGGTACTACGGTTTATTTGAGTATACTGGTGATACTACTTGTTGTACAGGAACAACATATTCGGGTGTATCCTTCCAACTATACGCTTCAGGAGCTTCTGTAATGACACTAACAGGTGGTTGTAATAGTGCTTTAGCATATAGAACCTCAACAGGTACCAGTATTACTGTACCTGGATTCGTAGGAAGTGCGGTTACGGTCTATTCTGGTACAGCAGTTGTAGATATGGTTAAATATATGGGTGTCAAAGCTTATGAAGCTTATGACAATGTAGTCATGATGACATTAAGGTCTAGAGGTTTAAGTGATTTAAATAGTGGTGGACCAGTTTACGCTATTAGTGCAGACACAACAGATACCGGTAGTGACATGGTCGGTGGTGTACAATTTAATTGTAGTGGACCATATTCTAAAGTACTAGAAAATCCTTTAGAGACTTTTGGAATTAGTGCAAAAACAGATGGAAACCAAACATTTACTTTCGCGGTTTCTATAGACGCTGGAAAACAAAATTACGCACCTAGAGTATTTGGTACTACACCTTTTGATAAGAAACAGGAAGAAGTTCCAGTTTTTGTAGAAGAAGTTTACCCAGGAATACTTAAAGATGGGTATAGAAAAAATAAAATTAGAGGTTTACAGTGTTGTTTAAAATACTTACCAGCCGCAAGATTTAATAACGGTAGTTTAAATTCTATAGCTTGGTACATGAATCAATGGCAAACACCAGAAACACCATGGGTAGTTTCAGAACTACAAGGTACAGATGTATTTAGATTATTTAAATTCGTATCAATTTCAGACGGTACAGCAGCTAACAGAGAATATAAAGTATCTATAATTAACCTTTCTTTCGAAAGAGGTGAGTTTGATGTTATAGTTCGTGATTTTTATGATACAGACGCAAGTCCACAAGTTTTAGAAAAATACACTAGATGTAGTTTAGACCCAACAAAAGTATCATTCATAGGTAGAAAAATAGGTACTTCTACAGGTGAGTTTGAACTAAAATCAAAATATGTAATGTTATTCTTAGGTGAAGGAATGTTAGATGGTACATTTACAGGTTCTTTACCTTGTGGTTTTGAGGGTTACAACTTTAGAAGTTATGGTAATTGTACTTTAAATCCATATATAGTTTATAAAACAAAATACTATACACCTGGAGAAGTGGTTTATGACCCACCTTTCGGTAGTGGAACAGGAAATAACCAAGTTAAAAGTGGTGGTGATAAGATAACTAAAACTTACTTAGGTATTTCAGATACAATGGGAGCAGCTTACGATAATGATTTCTTCCTATATAAAGGTAAAATAACACCAGCTAATGTATGTACTCAAAATACCGGTAGTGATTGGGCTGTTTACACAACTGGTTTCCATATGGACTCTGGGGCTACAGTAGTTGTGGGGGGAGCTGGAAATTATATAGCGTGGTCAGGTACTAACTTAAACAATAAGAGTATATTTGATTGTGGAGCGGGAAGTTTTGATTCAGAACCAACACTAAGTACTGACCCATACAAAAAATTAAGAAGTCGTAAGTTTACATTAGCACCACATGGTGGTTTTGATGGTTGGGACATTTATAGAAAAACAAGGTCTAATACGGACGATTATAAAATGGGTCTAACAGGATTCCTTAACGGTTTCTGTGTTGACGTAGAGTTCCCGACAGCTTCAGGTAAAGGTACATTTAAGAAATTAAGTACTACAGAAGCTAATACTGATTATTACGCATATCTTAGAGGAATAAATGAATTCTCAAATCCAGAAGCAGTAGATATTAATGTATTCGCTACACCAGGTATCGACTATGTAGATAATTTAGGTTTAGTAAATGAAGCTATAGATATGGTTGAGGACGATAGAGCGGATTCACTATATGTTGTAACTTCTCCTGATTATAATATGTTTGTAACAAATACTACGGACCCAGCAAATCAAATAACTCCGGAAGAATCTGTAGATAATTTAGAAGACTCATTAATAGACTCTAACTATACAGCAACTTATTATCCATGGGTTCAAATTAGAGACGCAGCCAATAATAAACAAATATTCATACCACCAACAGCTGAGGTTATGAGAAATATAGCGTTAACTGATAACGTATCATTCCCATGGTTCGCGTCAGCTGGTTATACTAGAGGATTGGTAAACGCTGTAAAAGCTAGAAAGAAACTTACATTAGATGAAAGAGATACTCTATATGTTGGTAGAATAAACCCAATCGCTACATACAGTGATACGGGCCCAATTATTTGGGGGAATAAAACTCTTCAGGTTAGAGAATCGGCTTTAGATAGAATTAACGTTAGAAGACTTCTTTTACAAACAAGAAAATTAATATCGGCAGTAGCTGTAAGATTAATATTCGAACAAAATGATGAAGTAGTAAGACAACAATTCTTAGACCTAGTCAACCCAATACTAGACTCAATTAGGAGAGATAGAGGTTTGACGGACTTTAGAGTTGTACTTTCTAATGACCCAGAAGAAATAGATAGAAATGAAATGAATGGTAAAATCTATATTAAACCTACAAGAGCTTTAGAATATATATTTGTTGAGTTCTTAATAACTCCTACAGGGGCTTCTTTTGAGGATATATAATATTTATAATAAAAAAGTGATATGAAATTTACAAAAAAACTATTAGCTGAGACACTAAATAAGGTTTCTGACGGTACTAAAACATTTACTAATGGTAAAAAACAAAACGTTATTATTAGTGAAGAACAACTAGAAAGAATCTTAGGTATAATCCAAGAACAATGGCAGGAAGTAAAATTGGATGAAACTGAAATGGAAGAAGGAGCAAAACCTGATTTTTT